TTTCAAGGTTTCCCGCCTTATTTGTTACTATTTTGTTATAAGTTCAGTGTTCACAGTGCCATCAATAGTTCTTGTAATTAATTCAATGGCTTCCTTCAATTCATCCAACGTTTTGTGGTTATATATTCGGTTTCCTGTATCCTTGGACTTGTGACCCATCATCAAATCAATACATTTCCGGTTGGCTCTGGCACTGTCCAATAAGGATTCAAAAGTATGACGGCACTCATGGGGACTTTTTTCAATTCCCAAAGAATCCATGATGTTTTTCCAAAATTTCCGGTATTTCGTTTCCGAACACTTCTTCCCATTATAATTAAACAAGTATTCCCCACCTTCGTCCATGCGCCGCTCTACAAAAAGGCGAATTAGAGAATGAATTGGAACAATGCGGCCTTTACCGGCTTTTGTCTTTGTGCCGCCGGTCATAGTCCCAAGTTGAAGATCAATATCAGCCGTTTTCAAATTTAAAAGTTCTGAAATCCGCCACCCAGAATAAATTAAAATCAAAACGCTATCTACCCACGGTTCATTTTGATGATTCCAAAGGCAATTAATTTCATCATCGCTGAACCGGTTACGGGAGGTTTCCGGGATTGGGTCGGTAGTTAATAAGTCGGAATAGCATCGGGTTATTATATCCAGTTCAAGGGCAAACCGGTCAAGATGTCCCCAAAGGTTTTTAATTGCCCCTTGGGTGGCATAAGATTTCCCACACCCATCAATGGTTTCCTGCATTTGGTAAGATCGAATTTTTTTATAGGGTATGTTCAGCAGCTTTGAACAATGCTTGAACGCCGAACACAAACACGCTTGATTCGATCTTCCCAACTTGGGTGCCTTTTTTTCTTTCCATAAGTCAAACAGCCCCTGAAGCGTGATCTTGGCCTTATCCACATCCCACGGATCACGGTTATACTCCGCTAGCATGATATTGCCTTCTTCACGCGTTGCTGTATAACCTATAATATCAAAGCGTGGGTGGCCTCGATCATCATAACCATACACGCCGCTTCTGACCATGAAAGGCCTTCGCCGATTACCTGAAAGTTTTATCACTGATCCATACCGGTTTGGATTTCGCATTATATCACCTTTCTTTTGGTAAAATTGGGTGTGCAAAACCAAACCCAATGTGATATAATGCTTCTTGTAAGGGGAAGCATATCTTCATGGGTATGATTTCACCTGAACCGCCTTCGGCGCGCCAACGCCGGGGGCGGTTTTTGATTTGATGGTTAAAGTAAAATATCTTCGTCAGTCATACTGATTCTCCTTCTGACATTATCAAGATGTCATTTTTAGTATGTATGAAATAGTGCAGGCTCGACTGATTTCATCCGATATTCCGCGAGCGGGATTGTCACCCCCATGCGCCGCGCCGCATCGGTGATGGGCCTTGCAATATAATCTTGTAATTCATAGTCGCTGAACAGGAGATCAACGGCGAACCGGTTTGCCTGAACCTCCATTTTGTCAATGGAGAATAGCGTGTTTTCCCGTAAGAAAGGCGAGTTTGCTTCTGGATGCAAAATAGCATGTCCTAATTCATGGGCGCACGTGAACCTTTGCTTTTCCTCACTGCTGTCTTGATTGATATGTATGAACTTATGTCGAAAGCACTGGTTATAAAATCCTTGAACTGATCCTAATTTTTCATATGTTACTGTAATTCCAATCGAATCGGCCAGTTCAAACGGATCGTTTGTGTGATACTCTTCACACAAAGCGTGAACAAGCTCTTTCGTATTCATTCCATTATTGTTCCCCTTTATATTTCTTTGGAGTAAATTTCTGCTTTGCAAGCCTTTTGCCCATTTCCAGACTGTTTCTTAAACTGATTGCGATCAACTCCTTTGTAGCGTCATCAAGCGGTTCACCTTGGAACATCAATCCTTCTTGGCTACTTTCCAATTGGGACAATGCTTCTTCCAGTTTTTTAGATATGTCGCGCTCGTCCTTCGCAGTAAGGGCGGGCGTTTTTTCATGATATTGCTCTCCGCGCAGTAAATAATCTACTGATACATTAAAAAATTCTCCAAGTTTTAGTAGTGTTTCAAAATCAGGTTCACGTTTGCCGGTTTCATACTGAGAGATTGTGCTCTCAGCAACTCCAATTTTTTTACCCAATTCTTTCATGGATATTCCCTTTTCACGTCTTAAACGCCTTAAAGCTTCCACTATACTTCACCTCTTTTAGTTGCATTTATTATAAACTTTTCGAAATGAAAAGTAAATTAGTTTATTTAAAAAATATCTTGACATTATGTGAAGATAGCGCTATTATAATAATGAACTTCACAATATGACAAGAAAAGAGATGAAAGAAATGCGATCATGGCTAAAAGCTATTCGAAAAGAGAAGGGAATGACATTATCAGAAGTTGCACTCGCTATCGGAATTTCAGAAAGTTACTATTGCTTAATTGAAAATAACGATAGACAAAAGTGTATGGATATTTCGCTTATATCGAAGATTTCATCTGTGCTGGACATTCCAATTTCTGAAATTATCAGATTAGAACAAAAGAAAGAGTGCAATTGAACGAGTATCGTACCTTTATTCTAACACGCCTAAACCACTTATTGAACTGTTTGATTTTGGAATCAAGAGGCAAAGTCCCATGATTGGGACAGTGGCAAGAGAATCATTCAATTTATAGGGAGGAACTAGTTATGACAACCACATTTGCAGAGAGATTAAAACACGCTATGAACGAGGCCCACATGAGCCAATCCGAACTGTCAAGCAAAACGGGCATCACAAAAGCATCTATCAGCCAATATCTTTCCGGAAAGAATCAACCGAGAGAAGACAAGATTTTTCTGATGGCAGAAGCCTTGAAAGCATCTCCGGATTTCCTGATGGGCAAGGACGTGCCGCCCATGCTTCCCCGCGTATCAGTGGATAGGATCGGTACAAGGACGGCGGCGCGATGCATAGGCAAGTCTGAGCAGTTCATCCGGATCGGCTTGCAGCGCGGCATTTTACCTTTTGGAAATGCCGTGCCAGGAACCGGGCGCAAGTTTATCTACTATATTAATCCGGTTCAGTTCAGGGAGTATGTCGGGCGGGACCGCTTTGATCGGTTCTTTGGATCACAGACCGAGAGCGGGAGAAGAACATGACCATTGCAATATTAGAGGCTGTATTCGGGACGCTGGCGACAATCTTTTTCATATGGGCTTGCTGGAATGAAAAGCGGTTGATCGCATGGGAGGATAAACACCTGATCCCGTGGGCAAAACAATTGCAAAAGCGTTTCCAAAGGAGTTGCAGACAATGGATTTCAAGATAGGCGACCACGTCCGTGGGACCGCAGGCAGCCAAGGATACTACACGCAGCCCGGCGAACTGCTGGAGGCCGTTGTAACTGATCTCAACCCGGATGGAGATGTCCGGATACGTGTCATCAGGCACACAAGGTATGAGGCGAAGACGCTGCCAGAATTTGAAGTCGTGGCTGGGGAAATCGAATTAATTGAAGAGGAAGGAGGATAATGGTGAAACACGTTGTCTTGTATAGTGGCGGCCACAGTTCCGCATTGGCTGCCATAGAAACCGTCAGACAGTACGGCCCGGAAAACGTGATATTGCTGAATCACGATATTAATCCGCGCACAGAGGATGCGGATATCAAGCGGTTTAAGCGGGAAGTTGCGGAGTACCTTGGCCTGCTAATCACATACGCCAATATGGCGGACGTGAGCCAAAAAGATCATTTTGACGTGTGCGTCGAACAAAAGGCGTTTAAGTACGGGATGCAATCATCTGCGATCTGCACACGCAAACTTAAAACGGAGCCGTTCGCGCGCTGGCTATCTGGCCAAGATAGCAGCAGCCTCGAACTTGTGTATGGGTTTGACGAAACTGAGCAAAAGCGTATCGCACGGCGAACACGGATTATGGGGGAGCAAGGATACCGATGTGTCTACCCGTTAACGTCCCAAATAGAATTACGCAACATCGAAGATATCGGCATCCGTAGGCCAGATACATATAAAACGTACAGACATGCAAATTGCATTGGATGCTTAAAAGCTGGGCGGCAACATTGGTACTGTGTCTACTGTCTGCGTCCTGATATATGGGACAAGGCCAAATGGGCGGAACAAAAAATCGGATATACCATCCTGAAAGGCACACCCTTGTCCCTACTGGAACCCATGTTTGCTGAGTTAAAGCTATGTCAATTGCAGGCAACCGAGTTGATCAAGCCGCAAACATTTTGGGCGTCAGCTAGACGGTTGCTTGCCCAAAACACAAAAACCGCCGCTCCCGACACGGCAATTGTCAGAAGCGGCACGTAAGAAAACCCGAATCAAAAAGGCGGTCCTTACAGCTACAGTGTAGCATTGGGGGCGCTGGAAGTCAAGGAGGCATATAAAATATGACCTTTGCCGAACGGGACGAACTCGCGATGGAGCTCTGGAAGGAGGGAGAAAACCATGTATTACGAAGGGATTGGCCCGGAGCGCGGAAAGCGCGTCTCCGGCGAAGACGCGCCGGCTTATGCAATGGTACGTTGCGGGATCGGCCGGATGCAGGATACCCCGGAAACGCCGGAGTTCCTGACAGCCCTTGTGGATTGGTATTTCTCGGGCAACTGGATCCGGAGGGAGGGTGATCCGCATGATTCCTGACCGCGGAGTTGACTTTTACATAACCGGTACGGAAATCGTGGAAGTCCATTTCCCCAATGGGGATCTCGCTTGCCAGTGGTGCCCCTTTTGCAAGCGGAAAACCTTCCGCGGAAATACCCGCGTTATCTGCGTCAAGACCTATGAACCGCTCAATGAGATTTATGAAACCCGGCGGGGCGACGACTGCCCGCTGGCTATTCAGGAGGTGGATACATAATGGGAATCCCTGTCCTGATCCTCGGGGAATCCGGCAGCGGGAAAACAACCGGCCTGCGCAATTTTGAACCGGGGGAAATCCTGGTCTTCAGCGTGGCCAACAAGCCCCTGCCATTCCGCAAAAAACTCAATACTGTCAAAAACGCGACCTATGGATCCATCGGCGCCGCACTCAAGCAGAAGCAATACAAGCGGTATGCTATCGACGACAGCCAGTATCTGATGGCCTTTGAACTCTTTGACCGCGCGAAGGAAACTGGCTATGGGAAGTTTACGGATATCGCCGTGCGCTTCCGTTCCATGATCGACTACATTTCCCGGGATCTGCCGGACGATACGATCGTCTACCTGCTGCACCACAGCGAGATCACAGACAGCGGTAAAATCAAGGCCAAGACTGTAGGTAAAATGCTCGATAACCAACTCACCGTTGAGGGCCTGTTCTCCGTCGTCCTGTATTGCAGGTCAGACGGGCATCGATATCACTTTGAAACCCAAACCGATGGGTATACAACGGCGAAATCTCCTAAAGATATGTTCAATCTTCTGGAAATCGACAACGACCTGAAGATGGTGGACGGTGCCATCCGGGAATATTGGGGTTTAAATACTGAAAAATAACAGGAGGAGTACATACGATGAAAGCATTCAATGGATACGAGCCGAAACGGAGCTATGTCAGGGAGCAGCTGCCCGCGGGCGGCTATGTGGTCAAAATCATGGACGTAAAGCTCGTGCATAACGACTGGGGTGACATTCTGCTCCTGAGCTTCGATGTGGAAGAGGGCGACAAAAAAGGCTTCTTCCGAGACGACTACAGGGGCCAGACGTATGAAGACAAGAAATGGCGGGGAACCTACCGCCTGCGCATCCCCGCAGACGATGGCAGCGATAAGGACGCATGGGCGAAAAACGCCTTTAACAACGCTATGTTTGCCTTTGAAGACAGCAATAAGGGTTTCCGCTTTGACTGGGACGAGAACAAGCTCAAAGGTCTGTTGGTAGGCGCGTTGTTCCGCAACGAGGAGTGGGAGATGAACGGACGGACTGGCTGGACCACAAAATGCTGCTCGCTTATTCCGGCGGATGATATCCGCAGTGGAAAGTTTAAAACGCCGAAGGATAAGCCGCGTCAGGACAGACCGGCGTCAACGCCTTTTGAAACAACCGGCCCTAAGGATTTCGAGGCGCTGGACGATGATGACGACCTCCCGTTCTGAGCGCGATGGCGGAATACAACCATTTTGAGATTGAACGGATGCTGGAGAGCATGGTGGTGCTGGTGGATACGCGGGAGCAGGATACCCCTGCCCTGCGGCGCCGCCTGAAGGCAATACAGTATCCGTATGAGCGCTGCAAGCTTGACTATGGGGACTACTCCTGCCGGTTTGTAAGCCCAGCGGGAGAGCCCATTAGCGCGGCAGGCAAAATCTGTATTGAGCGCAAGATGAACCTTGACGAGCTCTGTGCCTGCTTTACACGCAGTCGAGCCCGGTTTGAGCGGGAATTCATCCGGGCCAGAGAGGATGGGGCCAAGGTCTACCTGCTAGTAGAAAACGCGAACTGGGAAAAGGCGCTCAGCGGCGCCTACCGCAGCCGGCTGAACCCTGCCGCGCTTACCGCATCCCTGCTGGCCTGGAGCGGTCGGTATAACCTTGTTCCTGTCTTTTGCCGGAGTGAGACCTCCGGGGAACTGATCGGCAGGATCCTGCGCTATGAGCTCAAAACGATTCTGGAGAGGGGCGAACTGTGATGCTGAAAAATGGATATATCAAGCTTTACCGCTCGCTCCTCGACTGGGAATGGTACGACGATACCGTCACCAAATGTCTGTTCTTGCATCTGCTCCTGACCGTCAACGCCTACGATGAGGATTGGAAAGGAATTGTTATCAAACGCGGTTCCCGTGTTTCCTCATATACCAAACTATCCGAGGAATTACATTTTACAATTAAGCAAATTCGGACAGGGATACAACACTTAGAACGGACAGGCGAAGTGGCAAGGACGGCATACCCAAGATTTACTGTATTTACGGTCACAAACTACGATGCCTACCAGACCAGAGGGCAGGCAAAAGGGCAAGCAAAGGGCACGCAACCGGGCAGGCAAGGGGCAGGCAAAGGGCAACAAAGTAAGAATATAAAAGAATATAAAGAAGAGAAGAAAGAAAGCGCGCGCGCGTCCAGCGCAAAAACGCCGGAGCGCCCGACCGGGGAAAAATCGATTTTTGAAAGGATGCGGGAGTGATGGGCTACGAGCTGAAACCATCGGACGTGTATGACCTGGCCCGCGTCCTGGACGCCGACGTCCACGAAAAAGGCGGGGAGCTTTTCTTCACCTACTGCCCATACTGCCGCGGCGGGGAAAGCAGGGATAAGAACACCTTCTCCGTCAACCTCACCAGCGGGGCCTTCAAATGCTTCCGCAGCGGATGCGGGAAGGCCGGGCATTTCGTGGAGCTGGCCCGGGATTTTCATTACCAGCTGGATTTTGGCAATACCACCCGCCCGAAGGTGTATCGGGAGCTGCCCCAGCGCCCGATCCCCATCCGGAAAGGCGCGGTTACATATCTCCAGTCCCGCGGCATTGGCCGGGCAATTGTGGAGCGATACCGTATCACCACCCGTAGGGACCGGCCAGACATCCTGGTCTTCCCGTTTTACGACGAGAACAACGTTCTGGCTTATGTCAAATACCGCAACACGAGATTCAACGGCAAAGGCAACAAGGAGTGGTGTGAAAAAGACGCAAAGCCGGTCCTCTTCGGCATGGCGCAGTGCGAAGGATTTGAC